TTGCAGAACGTGGTCACTTCTACCTGATCGTTTTTGACACCGATCGCGCCCATATCGGTGACGGCGCAATAATCGGAATAGGTGATCGGGCTGTCATCGCTGCCAATGGCGAGCGTTGCATTACCGACAAAACTGTCCTCTGTCTCATCCATTGCTCAATCCTCCACATACCAGAAGTTATAGGTCTGAGTCACCCGAATGCACCCCGGGTCAGGGTCTTGGGAAGGAAACTGATTCGTCAGAAATACCTTTTGCACGACGACATCGAGCATCATTCCGCTGAAATCTTTCAAAGCTTTTCTCACAGTATTGGCGAGCGTCATCGCCTGCTCGAGGCCATAGCCATAGCAGTCGAGCTGCATATCGGCATTGGCCAGCCCGTCGACGCCGCAGAATTTCTGCTGATAGGCGGTCGATGTGCGCGCGATCAGGATTTCCGGTAGCGGACGCTCGCCCTGCGGGCGCATTACGCCGTATATTTGATTGCCGACAATCGCCGAGATTTCGGGCACTGTCAGCAGAAATCCCGGGAATGCTTCCTCGAGAATCATGTGCCCCCCGCCGCCTTGAGGACCGCTTTTTGCAGATAGGCGCGGATCGCTTCTTCGCCATCATTGCGACCATCGTTGAGCGCGCGCCGAATCCACGGCTGGGGCGGCTGATAGCGCGTACCCAGTTCGACGAAATTGAGAATATAGAACGCAGCTTTGCGTACCCCCAGAAGACAGCTCGCCACGTTCTTCTGCGCATTGATCGTCGTGATGGTGCGAAGTGCCGATTTGGCATATCCCACATTGACGAGGAGTCGCCCATACGCGGGCGCCAGGCGATGCGGCATGGACCCGACTGGGATATAGGCCTTCGCGCGCTTATAGGCAGGCTGCATCCCGGCGCGAATAGCGCCGCGCAACGCCTTCCCGTCATCGAGTTTCCCCAATGCGATGAGCTGCTTCGTCAGCTCTACCACTCCCTCGAGTGTTGGTCGGGCTGACATTATGGGATCACTCCGGTCCTGAAGCCGGAACTGTCGCGCTTGATGCAGGCGAGCATGAGACCGACGCGAATGGTCGGATCGCGCACTGCGCCCAGGATGTCGTAATAGTCGATGACCGGAGGCGAGACGGATGCATCGGAAACATGCTTGAGGCGCATCTTTCCTGGCGCTTCACCCTCAAGGCCTGGGCGGTAGCGAACGGTGATGTAGGTTGTGACTTGCGACATGACGGTATTCGCCTGCACCGTCTCATTCGCGCGCCAATCGGTGATTGCGAAGCGCACGCCGGCGGCGAAAAGTTCATATTTCGCTGTCGGCGATCCCATCGAATCGACGCTTCCGACCTGGCGCTCGATATCGCCGATGAAGCGAAGCGCGCCCGCCTCAATGCGTTTAATCGTTGCGCGGCTGGGCACTCTGATCTCCCTTCGCGCGAATCCGGCGCTCCACAGCCTCCAACCGCTGCCGTATAGCTTGCGGTAGGTGCGATCGCATCTTCGCGCATCTGCCGCATGGCTTTCTCACCGATTTGGGCTTCGACTCATTCATACGCCGAGCGCCTTGCGATAGGGCCAAAGCTGGTTCTCGGCTGCGGTCTGTAGCATTACGAAATTTTCGGGATTCTTGTCGTATCGGCTTTCAATCCACATGAGAAGCGCGTTTTTGATATCCCTGCGCAGCGGCAGCGCATCGTCCCGATTGTCATAGACGTACTGCGGGTTGCGCGCCCAGAAACTCGTCCAATTGCCACGCTGCCAGGTTGCGGTGTCGACCCAAATGAGGGCCGCGAAATCCCAAATATGGGATTCCGATGGGCAGCCTTCTGGCCACTGAGATTTCGGATCCGTAATCGGTATCGCCGCGGAATCTGCCGGCGAGTCGATCTCTAAGAGCTCACCTAGGGATCGATTCGTATAGTTCTCGGCCCAATCGATTGAGGCTCCGATCAGATCGGTGATGAGCTGATCGTCGGCCGTAATGCCGTCATCGACTCGGAGCTGAGCCTTTGCCTGGGCGAGCGTGATGTATGTACTCATGGGCGATAATGTTCCCGCACCCACGGATGGATGCGCTGAGCGTCAATGTCCCATGGGTTACGGTGCCCATGCCAAATAACGAGTTTCGCATCCTTCGGCAGCTGGCCGCCTTTGGGCTTGATCTCGTTGCGATAGGAATATACGCCATCTTTCGCGGTAAATTTTGGCTCGTTCGGCCCAAGACATACCCCGATCCACGCCTGATCTGAGCCTATGTAGCGTCGGGCGAGGCCATGCTGCGGGGAGAAGCGCGGATCGAACTGCTCCCAGAGCTGCGTTCGCGTGCCGGCTTTGTGCTGGATCAGCGAGCCGTTATAGGGCGTCCCCTTTGCGGTATCGCCATACATCTTGAAATCAAGGTCATTGTCGAAAAGCGATGTGGCGTCGCCCGTGAAAACCACATCGAGGTCGATCGAGACGAACCGCGGGCCAAATAGCGCTTTCGCATCTTTGGAGAACATTTTCAGGCGCCGATAGCAGGACGGATATCCGTGGCCGTGCGGGCTTGGGATCATCGAATGATCCTTCCAGAGTGGCACAATGCGCACTTCCGGCCTGATGTCCTGGGCATTGTCGGTCACGCAGACGAGCTCGAAATCACCCCGATAGCATCGCTTGAGCATGGAATAGAGAACATTCACCGTCGACGGTGGAAATCTGCTCCTATAGCCAGGAGTCAGCCACTTCCAGCATACGAAGGTAATCGGCTCAGGCATGGTCGTAGATCTTCCTGTGAGCAAATGAAAGGCGCCGCGGCCGCCAGTTCTCCTCGAGCGCCCGCTCAGCCTTGATCCGCTGGATCGCGCCGGCGTCCTCCGGAGCTCCCTTTCGCACATAGGTCGTGGTCGACGCATCAGGGATTGTTTCGCGAGGAACTCGGATCAAGTGCTCATCGAGCATGACAATGGCCGCGGTGCGAGCCACGCGATCTCGAAATTCCGCATCCGTTCCATAATGGCCAGCGAAGCGTTCATCGTAGCCGCCGATCTGATCGTACATTCGGCGCGTCATGAGCCAACTATTCGGATGCGGCTTGTAGGGCGTCTCTTTGAGATTGGGCTCGAGCGTCGTGCGCGAGAAGCGATAAACATTTTCCTTGTGCAGCTTCTCCTCGAGTACTCGCTTCCATGCGGGCATCGAGACGATGTGATCCATATCCGTGAGTAGCAGCCATTGGGTTGGTGCGTTATGAGCGGCGATATTCCGCGCCGCATCCTGATTCCAGCGCACATCGACCTGGATCCGATAGATCGATAGTGGACAGCCTATCGGCTCTCCCTGCGCTTCGCCATCCGGTGACCCGTCATCAACAATGACGACGCAGATCTGATCGCGCAACTCAGGCGATAGTGAGCGGATGCGTCGAAACTGCTCGGCGAGCATGCCTGCGTTTTGGTAATAGGCCATGCAAAGCGTCACGCGGCGATGCTGCACTGCGCCTCCATCTGCTTGCGATCGATGACGGAGAATCCGGCGATCGGCGGAACGGCGGCAGATCCACGAATGAGATAAACCGAAATCCCTGCTTCGAGGCATTGGCGCGCGGCGCCGGCGAACTGTCCAGCCCATTCGGCCAGGCGCCCGACACTCGTCGCATGCGCTTTGTTGACCCAATGATACTGCGGAAACCAGTGCGCTTCGCCACGCGGACCTCGGTGCATATCGAATCCCGCGAGATAGATCTCGGTAGGGCGCATCTGATAGGCGAGATTGAGTGCACAAAATCCCGAATGTGTGCCATTCAAGTGGCCGCGTTCATCCGATAGGACGGTCGATGTGTGGTCACACTCATAGGGCCGCAAGATCTCCTCCGGCAGCCGATCGAGATTGCGCAAGGTCGACTTGCGAAGCCAAAGCGGTTTGCCCATCTTGACCATCGTCGGATAGCGCGCTTCCGCCCAGAGCCTATCCATTGAGACGGCGATATCGACACGCGGCGCATAGAGCGCCGAATCATTCACGCCTATGACCGTTCCTGGGAGCTTTCGAAGATCAAGGCAGGAGGCTGACCACCCGCCGGCGAGCACAGTGATGGCCAATGTCATTTGAGGCTCAGTCCGTGAGTCACTGTTTTGACTCCGTCATAGATAATCGCGTCGTGGCGAAATACCTCGAGGAGTTCGCCGAGCCATTGCGGCTTTTGCCGGCGCACATCGACAATCAGCTTCGTTCGCGGATGACAGGCGCTCAAGACTAAGTCGAGATAGCGCTGCGGCTCATAATGGAAGCACCAGGATTGCTTTGAGACGATCAGATCGTAAGTGCGCGTCGCACGCCGATGCGCGTCATTCGCATCGATAAAATCAACCTGCTCAACGCCATTGGCGCCGAGGAATAGACGCGCAATCTGCATATGATTGAACGTCTTTCGATGCAGCTCGACATTTGGAGGATCATCGACGCCGTCGAGCAATGTGACATCGCAGCAGCCGCCGAAATGCTCATTCAAATAGACATTGAGACCGCCCATCCCTGATCCCACATCCAGAATCGATCGGCAGCTGGGCGGAAGGTAACGAGCAATCACGCGATATTCGTCCGCGAGCACATCCGAGTACTTGCGCAACCACGTCTCGCTATCGCCCTTCATGTCATCGAGCGCGCCGCGCTGCGCTACGAGGTAGGGATATGCGGATTCGGGAACGATGAGCGTCTCGATCATGGCTTGGTCGCGATGATGGATACGCTTTTTCCCGCGACATCGGTCGCTCCGACGCTCCACCCGACCTGCATTAAGCGGCCGATCCACCATTCGGCCGAATGCAAAGATAGGTGCGCATTGCGGCCGTCCGGGAGAATGGCATTCGCTGGCTTCACATCGATCACGAAATAAGCGATCGTTCCGGTCAAGCGCCATATGTGGTCGAGGACTGCATCGAGTTTTAAAGGTTCAACGTGCTCGAGGACGTCCGTGCAGATGACCATGTCGCAGGGCTTTGGCATTTTCGCCCGCCCCGGGATCCCTGGGTCGTATCCTGAGATGCGAAACTCAGTCTTGAGCGATTCGGCAAGCCGATTTTCGCCACAGCCGTAATCGAGCGTCGTCTTCGGCTGATAGGTCGCCCAGAGCCGCCGGACGGCTTCCGTATGTTTGGCGCCATCGGCTCCCCATGTCTGTTTTGCATGCAGCCCGACTAGCTGCTCGCGGTAGGCCGGCGTCGTCAGATCATCGGTGCCATATCGATAGGCGCCGGCATGCTTTAAGAACATGCCGATATGGCCGAGGTCTAGCGCATGAATGCCTCGCCGTGCCAGCCTGTAGGCAAGCACTGTCGCCGCGGCGCCCAAACATATGAGCACGCGTGCAGGTTGCGCCGCATGCAAACACAGGATCTCCTTTTCGATTCGATCGATTTCCGCATAGGCGTGCTGCCTTGGACCCAGGACTTCCCTCACCGATCGCGCTTCCGTGCCGATCATTTCCGTCGTAATCGATTTTTTGTCCCCTACGACCAGGATCACGTCGACGTCGCGCCATAGCTCGCGCACCTTTGCCCAATATTCCGGCGTATCTATCCACGGCGCGTTATCCGGACGCGTGATGAAGGATGAGTGATACGGCCCCTTGCGCAATAGGTTCGTGAACTGCGATTGCGTGTATTTGATCCATGATTCCTCTCGCGGCGCGCCCTGGGCGGCGAAAGGATTCGGCAGCCCGACAATGAAATGCGCTCCGGTGAACCGCAGGCAGGCTTGCAATTCCGCAGCCATCTTCTGATCCGGATGCTGAGATGTGCATCCGCCGCCGATTGCGCACCGCCATTCCCCATCACCAAAGCGCGCGATCGAGTTGCCGGCGAGCATTGTCTCGATCGTCGTCTGCTCATCGATGATGGGAGGATATTTCATTGCGTGGATTCAGCCGAAGCGCCGGAGACCCAAAGACCCAATTTGATGATCCAAAATCCGACGATTACCCGAAGTTTGAACACGCGGTGGCTCGTAATGCGCAAGAAAGTCTGCTGAACCGTTATTGGCATGGTCGCTTCGAAAGATTGCCGCCGAAAAGCGCGTCATGCTCCGGCGTGCCCATGGGCGGGTAATAGGGCGGCTTGTCGTGGATCGCGGCCGGATCAACGACTCCGGTGAAGGCTTCCGTCACAGGAACAGGCTCGCTATCATCGATCGGTGGATCATCCGTCACGACGCCTGGGCTAAGGATTCTGCGGGACATAGTGCCTCCTGAATGGTCGAGCGCGCGAAGCAGGTGAGCGCAGTCGTGCGCGAGCAATTGACGATATCCATTCCGGCTTTTTTCGCATCGATCGCAAGGCTACTCATGGCTTTGCACCATTCATGAAAGCGGCCGCCATTACCCAAGCCGCGCGGATGATCGCCATGCCAGTGCGAGCGGCCGCCTGTTCGCATCATGTCGTATCCCAGAAGCAGCACGCGCGACGCTCCCCATAGATGCGCGAGGCCGATCGCCTGATAGCCTGAGTTATAGCCGGTATGGATCTGATCATGGCGATCGGAAAGGCCGAGCCTCGGCGCGCCATAGACATAGTTGAGGTGAAACTGATCGCGAGCGCGGTTCGTGCACGTCCACATCTCCGCGGCGCCCATAATGCCCGCAGCTTCCTTGAAATATTCAATCCACCATGACGCATCGCACGCGTAGAGCACATCCGCCCACGGCGCCAGGCGAAAAGAGGTGTTGACGACGATGACGCGGGCTTTGCCACGGACGAAATTTACGTCTTGCGGCGTGAGCGACGGACCGGAAGCGATACAAACGACGGTTTGGTCTCGCCATCGATCTTTGAGTCCGCCGTAATTCGGTCTGGCGACGGCGGCGGATTTTCCGTCGAGGACCCTTTTCCCTCTTTGATCCTGGGCGCGGTCGTGATGACCTGCGTGCGCTCTGGGCCAAATTTGTCTGGCAGAATTTCGACGTTGCCGAGCCTGGCGTATTGCTTAGCGAGCGCGGGCTCGCAGGTGAAGATGTTGCCAATACGCATGAGGCCATATTCGCTCTTGAAGACCTTGCGTGCCCTGCACTGCATGCTGACTCCCCGTTCCGAGAAAAGCCGCGAGCGAGATCCGTATTTCTCGCCCGCGGCCCCCTACCCAAGCTACAAAGGACTAACCCTTTCCCTCAAAGCCCGGTCTGGCCAGACTGGAAGTCACCATAGATGATCGCCTGCGGGCGACTCACCGCGAGAGCCAATCGCTCCTCGGCAAGAATGGTGACCAAATTGCGCACGATGTTGTCCTGATCTTCCGTGGACAACAGGATCGACGCTTGCTGGCGATCGAACACCGTCGCGGCCAATTTCAGCGCGCCCACGAGGAAATCGCCCCGCTGCATGCTGAAGCATTCGGCGACAGGCAGTCCCCACAGCATCCCTGGGCCCATCTGCAGCGGATTCGCCCAGATGTACCGGTGCTGATTATCCTTGGTCAGTTGGATATCCGCCCAGTCGCCGGGCGACATGGCAATACCTGTCGACGGATAGAATGCGAGGGCTGCCTGCAGCATTCCCTTGCGGATCGTGTCGATCTTCGTATCGTTGGTCGCGAATCCGCCGTTATAGACGGTGGCCTGAGCGGTCAGCCCGTGGATGTGGCCCGCGGCGCCCGATCCATAGAGCAGCTCCTGTTCTTCTGCGAATTTCAGGCCGAAAGTCGCTCGATTGTTGATGAGCGTCTCGAGCATCGGGAAGTCAGCAAGCGCCTGCTTCGAGACGCGGAACCAATGCCCGATCGTCTCGACAGCGATGTTCTGCTGCACATAGCTGATCGTCGATTGCGGTTTGACGTTGCCGTCCGAGCCCTGATAGCCCGCATTGTTGACGAACACATTTTCCTGCACCCAGAAAATTGAGTTCGAATCGGTCGTTCCAACGCCGAGCAGATCACGAATGGTGAGCGGCTGGAAGTTCGGAATGACCGGAGTCGGTAGGAACTGCGGGAAGATACCGGCGCCGGCGGATCCTACGGTGCTGACGATATTGG